GCATCAAAAATTGTGTCCGATGCTGTGTCAAAGATTCCAGATGACGCAGAATTAGGAGAAAAACTCATAGATTTATGTCTAGTGATCTTGAAGAAAGCAGTCAAGCTCACAAAAACTGATATGGACGATAAGCTTCTTGAGCAAGTTGAGAAGTCACTTCAGGCTCGTTAATTGCACTTTGTATAAATATTCTTAGAAATATACAAAAAGAATAATGTCTTCATGGGGAGCAAGTGACTCAGATGAGTCAAAACCTAAGTATCTTACAGATGCTGAGAAGAAACTAGTATTTGCAAACTCAAGTGGATGGGTTCTTGAGGCTGGTTCTGAAAGTGCAAGATTTACGGGTAATGATAATCCTGACGCACAACCAGAAGTTCTGGTTGCAATCGGAGGATTAGCAACATCCATTGGTGCTGCTGACATCACAGAGGTTGAGTTTGTTACAACTGCATTTGATAAGTCAGATGGTGGTAATATGGATATGTTAGTTAGATTTAACGAACAAGTTGATGTAACAGGTACACCACAGTTCTTAATTACTAACCAAACATCATCTTCTAGAAATATTACATGCAACTACTTGTCTGGAACAGGTACAAATGAACTTACTTTCAGAAAGGTAATTGGTGCTGGTGCTAATGATACAAACGCAAATGACGTTCTAAAAGTTGTTGCAAACCCAGTGTCATTGAATGGTGGTACAATTAAGGATAAGGGAACAAGTACCGTGTCCACAATTACTAGCTCAGTTGCAATCGGAACTGCTGCTGGAACATTAACAGTTACTGCATAATTAAAATTAATTAATTAATTAATATGAGATTTGATGAATTGAATGAAAATAACTACATGCTATTTGCTATAAAATTTTATGATAATCCTCATGCTCTTACGAAAGAAGAGTTTGAGGATGACTTGAAACGAATTAAGTATGTTAAAAGACTTCTTAAAAGGTATAAAAATACTGGGGTTTTAAAAACACATTTGATACTAAATCATTTAACAGTTTTGTTTAATGTATTTGGAGAAGCATCAGTGCCACTACTCTTTTATAATTTAGAAGAAGATTTATGGCCAGCAATCAAAAGTTTTTTAATTTTTTTAAATCGAATCCCAGAATATCCTAAAAGTCATATTCACGGTATACCAGAAGATCAAACCTGTATAAAAGAGTTAAACTCAGTCTAATGGACATAGACAAAATTATTAATATAGTAAGAAATTTACGTGAGCAAGCAATGGTGGGTGCTCCCACTAATGCTGTTGGCACAGGTCAGGTTGCAGGTACAAAAGAAGCAGGTGATGATCCACCTATAAGAAAGAAAAAGAAGAGATATATCTACGGTGGACATGGTTCCCGTAAGACTTGGATGCAGAAAAATGGATGATAATAATAACGTAAATGCAGCAATACTCGAAAGACTAGAGAAAGTAGTTCAGTCTTTACAGGAAAACTCTGTGAAGATGGGTGAACTTCTTGCGGTTCATAATGAGAAGTTAGATAAACAAGATCGTATAGATGCAGTATTATTTGAAAAGATTGAACAAGTAGATCAAAAATTAGACAGACACGCAACAGATATCAAGAAAGGATGTGAGAGAGATATAATGTTAGTAGATGCCCGTCTAAGAACAATAGAGAAGAAAATGTGGACAATTGCAGGTGCACTGACTATAATAAGTTTTGTTGTGTCTCCTATTGGTCAGAGATTTATGAGGTCATTGACAATACCGCAGCAAGCAAGTATAATACAAACACAATAGTAATATCCAAATGGATATAATTGATTCCAAGTACATTGGCTTGGTGTCTTCACGATTAGACAAGTTCAAAAAAGTGAAGGCAAATCTATATAATTTTCGTTGTCCTATCTGTGGTGATTCCAAAAAGCACAGAAATAAGGCAAGAGGATACTTATATCAAGTTAAAACAAATACAAACTTTAAGTGCCACAACTGTGGTGCAAGTTCCTCATTCAATAATTTTCTTAAACAGATTGATGTAACTCTTCATAAACAATATGTGATGGAGAAGTTTAAAGAAGGACATAGTTCCATATCAGGTGTTGGAAATTTTGTAGTTGATCAACCAAAGTTTGAATTTAAGAAACCTGTGTTTGAAAAGAAGTTAGATCTTCCTAGAGCATCAGAGATTCCGATTGCCACGAAATATCTTGAAAAGAGAAAAATTGATCCAAGTAAATTTTATTTCACAAAAGAGTTTCAAAAGTGGACAAATACACATAAACAAACATTTGACACTATCCATAGGGATGAAAGTCGTGTTATAATACCATTGCATGATACAGATAAAAACTTAGTTGGATTCCAAGGCAGAAGTCTAGGTCCCAATTCTGTTAAATATATTACTGTGATGCTTAACGAAGATGCTCCTAAAATATACGGATTAGATAAAATAGATGAAACAAAACCTATTTACATTACCGAAGGACCGTTCGATTCCACGTTCGTGGAAAACTCGGTTGCTATGTGTGGCTCCGATCTTGATATTGGGTCGTTTGGTTGGAGCAGTCATATTTGGGTTTTTGATAACGAACCTCGTAACAGAGAAATCGTCAACCGAATATCAAGAACCATTGATAAAGGAGAGCAAGTCATTATCTGGCCAAGTCAAGTAACTGAAAAAGATATTAATGATATGGCACTCGCAGGACATAATATTATGTCAATATTAGAATCAAACACCTACTCAGGTTTAGAAGCAAAAGTAAAATTTAACAACTGGAAAAAAGTATGAGCAACGGGATTAAAGTTAAAAAAAGAAAAGGTCATATTGAACCTCTTAATCTTGAGAAAATGCATGTTATGGTTGAACAAGCATGTGATGGTCTTGCAGGTGTCTCTGCAAGTCAGGTAGAAATCCAATCAGGTATACAATTCTATGATGGTATTTCTACTGGTGAAATACAGGAAATATTAATTCGTTCCGCAAGTGATTTAATTGATTTGGATCATCCTAATTATCAATTTGTTGCTGCTAGACTTTTATTATTTTCAGTTCGTAAAAGTATTTACGGACGTATACATGAAGTTCCAACAGTTCGTCAACACGTTATAGACTCAATTGAGAGGGGTGTATATGACCCTGAGTTAATTGATTTATATGATGAGGATGAATATGCTAAGTTACAGTCTTTCATTGACCATGATCGGGATTATCTGTTTACTTATGCAGGTCTTCGTCAAGTAGTAGATAAATATCTTGTACAAGATAGAAGTACAGGTGCTGTTCATGAAACTCCCCAGTTCATGTATTTGCTTATTGCAGCATCTATTTTTTCAAAATATCCTAAAGAAACTAGATTAGATTACGTTAAAAAGTATTACGATGCCATTTCCAAACATAAGATCAACATCCCAACACCAATCATGGGAGGAGTCAGAACACCCCTTCGGCAGTTTGCGTCTTGCGTTCTGGTTGATATTGACGACACCTTGGATAGTATTTTTAGTAGTGATATGGCCATTGGTCGTTATGTCGCTCAGAGGGCTGGGATCGGTATCAATGCAGGTCGAATCCGTGGGATCAACGCTAAAATCAGAGGCGGAGAAGTTCAACACACAGGTGTTGTACCGTTCCTCAAAAAGTTTGAAAGCACTGTCAGATGTTGCACTCAAAATGGCATTAGAGGTGGATCAGCGACTGTCCACTTCCCCATCTGGCACCAAGAAATAGAAGACATAATAGTTCTTAAAAACAATAAAGGAACAGAAGATAACCGAGTAAGAAAGTTAGATTACTCAATTCAAATTAGTAAAATATTTTATGAGAGATTTATCTCGAACGAGGACATTACACTTTTTTCTCCTCATGATGTGCCAGGGCTTTATGATAGTTTTGGTACAGAGTCTTTTGACGAACTATATGTAAAGTATGAAAATGATGATAGTATACCTAAAAAGAAAGTAGGTGGACAGGAACTCATTCTTAACCTCTTGAAAGAAAGAGCAGAAACTGGTAGACTTTACATAATGAACATAGATCATTGTAACTCACATTCCTCTTTTACAGATAAAGTTGAAATGAGTAATCTATGTCAAGAGATAACTCTCCCAACAAAACCTGTACAACATATTGATGACGAAAATGGTGAAATTGCTTTGTGCATTCTTAGTGCTATTAACATTGGGAAAATTAGGGATATTGAAGATCTTCAAACTCTTTGCGATCTTAGTGTTCGGAGTCTTGATGAACTCATTGATTTTCAAGGATATCCCGTCAAGGCAGCAGAATTGGCAACAAGGGCACGTCGCTCCCTTGGTATCGGATATATTGGTTTAGCACACTATCTTGCAAAACAAGGTGTTAAATATGATGATCCAAAGGCATGGAAAATAGTACATGACTTAACAGAAGCATTCCAATATTACCTTATTAAGTCCACAGTAAACCTTGCAAAAGAGAAAGGTGCATGTGAATTTTCTAATCGTACTAAATATTCTCACGGGATATTACCAATTGATACTTATAAGAAAGATATTGATGAGATTGTTCCCAACGAATTAAATTACGATTGGGAATCTCTTAGAGAAGAGGTTAAGCAGTATGGTGTGAGAAACAGCACATTGTCTGCTCAAATGCCATCTGAATCATCATCAGTTGTCAGTAATGCAACCAATGGCATTGAACCACCACGGGGTTATCTGTCAATTAAGAAATCTAAAAAAGGTCCTCTTAAACAGATTGTCCCATCTTACAACACTCTCAAAAACAACTATACGTTGCTTTGGGATATGTCTGGGAATACTGGTTATATTAATGTTGTTGCTGTTATGCAAAAGTTCTTTGATCAAGCAATTTCTGGAAACTGGTCCTATAATCCACAACATTATGAAGGTTCTGAAGTTCCTACTTCAGTGATGGCACAGGATCTTTTAACTACATATAAGTACGGTTGGAAGACATCTTATTATCAGAATACATATGATGTTAAAACAGATGAAGTTGAAAGTGATACCCAAGAAAACCAATTAGACACATTAATCGAGGATATAATGTCCTCGGATCAGGAGGAAGTTTGTGAAAGCTGTGCAATTTAAAGTAAGTTCTACGGAGAAAAAAGTGGTTGATTCCATGACTGTGTTTAACACACAACAGGTTGATACTAAGAAACAACCAATGTTTTTTGGTGCACCTTTAGGTGTTCAGAGATACGATTCTTATAAGTATCCTTCATTTGAGAACTTAACTAAATCTCAGTTAGGATATTTCTGGAGACCAGAAGAGGTGTCTCTACAGAAAGATCGTGGTGATTATCAATCACTAAGACCAGAGCAGAAGCATATTTTTACATCAAACTTGAAGTATCAAGTGATGCTTGACTCTGTACAAGGTCGTGCACCTGGTATGGCATTTGCACCATACTGTTCTCTACCTGAGTTAGAAGCATGTATGAATGTATGGCAGTTGATGGAGATGATTCATTCACGTTCTTACACATACATTATGAAGAATGTGTATTCAGATCCTTCTGAGGTATTCGATACTATTCTTACTGATGATCGTATTCTAGAACGTGCTGCAAACGTAACTCATTCTTATGATGACTTTGTGAATTCAGCACATCAATTCGATCAAAGTAATTGGTGGAAAGATACTTGGAAAGATCATATTTCCGCAAGTATGGAGAGAAAAGAACTAAAACGTAAACTTTATAGGGCAGTAGCAAATGTTAATATACTGGAAGGTATTCGTTTTTATGTTAGTTTCGCTTGTAGTTTTGCCTTTGGTGAACTTAAACTTATGGAAGGGTCAGCTAAGATCATATCCCTTATTGCAAGAGATGAGAACCAACACCTTGCGATTACCCAGAACATTTTAAATTACTGGAGAAAGGGTGATGATCCAGAAATGGTTGACATTGTAAAAGAAGAAGAGGGATGGTTAATTAAAGCATTTAAGAATACTGTAGATGAAGAGAAAAGATGGGCAGAGTATCTCTTCAAAGATGGAAGTATGATTGGTCTTAATGATAAACTACTTCATCAGTATGTTGAGTGGGTTGCAAATCGTAGAATCAGAGCAATTGGATTTAAACCAATCTATGATGTACCTGCAAAGAATAATCCATTACCTTGGACAGAACATTGGATTAGTTCAAAAGGTTTACAGGTTGCACCACAAGAAACAGAAGTTGAATCTTATATTGTTGGAGGTATCAAACAGGATGTGAAGAAAGATACCTTTAGTGGATTCAAGTTATAATGCTTAAGCAAGCACTTAATTACATTAAAGAAATCAAAGACTCTGCAAGATATATGTTGCAGGGTCTTTCAGTAACTTTTGATCATTTAAGAAGAAGACCAGTAACAGTACAGTATCCTTATGAAAAACTCATTCCTTCTGAACGTTACCGTGGTCGCATACACTACGAGTTTGATAAGTGTATTGCTTGTGAAGTTTGCGTTAGAGTTTGCCCAATAAATCTACCTGTGGTAGATTGGGTGATGAATAAGCAAACAAAGAAAAAAGAACTACGCAACTATTCAATTGATTTTGGTGTATGTATTTTTTGTGGTAATTGCGTAGAATATTGCCCGACAAATTGTTTATCTATGACAGAAGAATATGAATTGGCTACATTTGACAGACATCAACTTAATTTCGATAACGTCGCTCTTGGACGACTTCCCACTAATGTTACAACTGATCCCTCAGTTAGATCATTGCGTGAACTTACTTATCTACCCAAGGGTGAAATGGATCCACACAATGTAGATGCATCAGCACCAAGAGCAGGTAAATTACCTGCTGAAGTATTAGACTGGATGAAACAAGATATATAAAGAAACATGATAACTTTAGGATGGAAGTTGACTATGAAAACCCTTGGATTTATGAAGGTCGTCCTTTTACCTCTGATGATATTGGGGAGTATTATGGGTTCGTCTATCGCATCACCAACAGGAACTCAGGAAAGACCTATATCGGAAGAAAATACTTCACCCAGAACAGAAAGCCCAAATCGGGTAAGGGTAAGAGAAGAGTTAGATCGGAGTCCGACTGGAAACGATATTACGGAAGTTCTAAGGAACTTAAGCAGGATATTAGCAGAGATGGCAGATGTTCTTTCAGAAGAGAAATCATCTCCCTCCACACGACCCTCGGAAAAGTAAATTACGAGGAGACAAAACAATTGTTTCTTAACAATGTGTTAATGGAAGCGCTTGACGATGGTACTCCGATGTATTATAATAGCAACATACTCGGCAGATATATGCGTAAAGATTATGGCAACTTTGAAACAAGCAGTGAATGACACACATCAGTGGTCAGTCTCTCGCATTTGTGACCTTTGTAGTTATGGTGATTTGAATAATGTCTTAAATGGTGATGCACTTCGTCAAGAATTTGATGAGTGGATTACTGCAAATAATAATAATTTGGATGAAGAAATTATTTCAATGGCATATATTGGTGATGGAAGCGAGTATGATATTTAATAACTATTAATGAACTATGTTACAGAAAATTGTAAATGGAATCGCTATTGCTAGTGGTGTTGTATCTCTCGCCGTCGTGGGTACTGCTGGTTATGTATATGTACGGAAGGATGCAATTATCGAGAATGTCAAAGGCAAGATAATGGAATCTGTCTTGCCAGGTGGACTTGGTGGAGCAATAGGTGGAGCTGGTGGTGGAGCACTTGGTGGACTCAGTGGGTCACTCGTTCCAGATATGGAAGCACCTGATGCACCCTCTGCACCTATAGGACCTGCTACAGGACCTGCATCACCTTTCTAATTTTAAGGTTTAAGTTCGCTATATAGATTACATACATTAATCTAATGGCAGAAGATAAAAAACAAAAAGAGGAACTGAAAGAAGACCCGAAGAAAAAGGGATTCTTTAGCAAGTTGAAAGAAGCATCTGAAGACAAAGAAGAGCAGATGATGATTCTTTCAACATTTGTGCGTCTGGGTATTTTGGTTTGGAGTGGTGCAATATTGACATTAGCATATGTAGAGTTACCCTCTGCTCTTAAAATTCCAAAACAAGATCTAGATCCAACTTTCATAGCTTCGGTCTTTACTGGAGTTTTAGCTACATTCGGAGTCACAACATCAAAGAGAGGAGCACAAGGTGGTGGTGCTAGTGGTGGTGTAAGTAAGGGTGATATGGAGAAGTTAATTGCAGCAGCATCACAAACTGCACCTGCACAAACTATTCGTATTGAGCAAGCACCAGTAAAAATAACTCCCGAACAACCTAAGTAAGATTAATTAAATTGTAATTATGAAAAAATGGATTGGAATAAGTTTGGGAACACTCTTCGGAGTTTCCCATATTGCAATGATAGGATTATTATCAAGAAAAAGTAGTTTACCAGTCATATCACCACCTGTAGGACCTTATACATCTTATGTTATATCTGCTGATAAAGATGGATATAAGATAAGTTATAGTGCTAATGATCCGAAAGTGATGATTAAAACAACCACTATTAAAGAGAAAGGTGGATTCTTAGGATTAGCAAACGAAACCAAAGATATTGTAGAGGAGTACACATCAAATGGTGATGTTCATATACGAAAAGAATGGCAAGTAAAAGGAGGTGTTGGTGATTCTGTCACCAGTAATAAAAGTGAAGCCTGCATCAAAGCAATTGGTGGAGGAG